AATCACCACGGAAGCTGTTGACAGTCAACGAGTTTTGAGGCGTTTAAAACTCGTTCGTATCCAGTTTTTGGATACACGTATCCAGTTTTTGGATACGAAAATTGTGTTCATGACGCAAATGTCCTGATTCCTAGGGTGCTCGCGTCAACGAGGTGCGGTTTATTACCTCGTCCTTGTTCCCTCCCATTCACGGTTCGTATTCCAGGTTCAACCCACCTCGCGCCTTAGTCCCTAATGCCATGTTTCACGATCCATGGGACTCTCGAACGCGCCGCCATAGGGCGGCGCGTGCTGTTAGGTCAGTTACTGGAATCAACCGCCCCAGTTTCAGCTGATTTTTGAGCCTAGGTCCAACCATGGACCGACCCGCAAAACCGCGTTAAAACCGTGTTTAAAGGCCACAAAATCGTGCCTCGCGAGCCGGAAACCCTACTCCCCGACTCCAGGACACGAGAAAGCCCCGGAACCCTATGGGTTGCCGGGGCTTGATGCCTGAGACTAGAAACCTTACTTCTTGGCTAGAGTCTTGACGATGTCGCCGAATTGACCCTTGAGGCTGGTGATGATGTGCCCGACATCCTCAGCGGTCAACGCGTTGACGTTCTCAGGGTTCGCGAACCAAGCCACGACGTTCTCAGGCTTGTATTGGCGCGGCTGCAATGCCGTAGCAGTAGCCTTGTAGCCGAACGTGCCTTCAGCATGGACCAGGTTGCCGGTCTCATCGGTCTCCTTCTCCAGCTTCTGCTTGAATGCCTGTATCTTCTTCAGGACGGAATCGCGCTGCTTCTGGTCCGTAGTGGTGGTAGGGTCAAGCGACTCCAGACCGTCACGGAACAGCAGGGACCATATATCAGCCGTCGTGTTGCGGAACGCCCCAGCCTCATCCTTGTCCATAAGCATCTGCTTGACCGTGTCCGCCCACAACTTGCGGGAATCGCGCTTCTGCTTGGACAACTGATCGAGTTGCGCCTTGAGCGCAGCCAACTGAGCCTTGTCCAACTTGGTGATGTCAACGTTCATGTAATGTGCCGGTCAGTCTCAGCAGAGGCGCGACGTCGTGTCGTGTTGCTCTGTCTTCTCTGATCGTGCCACCATCTTCGCTCATTCCGTGTCGCGTGTCAAGCCTGAACCCTGCTCCTACTAGGCAGGCAACGAGTTGCGTGAGTCTTGAGCCATGCGTCCTGGAGCGTAGCGACCACGTAGCGTGTGCCGCGAACCTAGGCGCATGGCTCATGCGTCCTGGATTAAAGAATTCTTGTGCCTCGAAGGGTGGGGCCAGAGGGGAAGTTGCGGGACTCCAGTGTTATGATACACGATCGCTCACATTGCAGAAACCATTTTCCAAGCTTCACATTCCAACTCCACATCAACCCAGAATCATGGCACAAGCAACATTCGTTCCATTTCCCGCTTGACATCCTCCATGTTTTGAATCAACCACAATTCATGTCACAGGCTCCAGCTACGCGAAGAGGCTTGCTTACGCAGCGAGAACGAGATGTAAGCATGGCAGTTGCTGCTTGCGAAGAGAAGAACTACAACCCGTTTGCAGAGCTAATTGAACTGGCTCAAGAAACACAGGAGGTAGAAGTCAAAGGCAAACTAGTCAAGATTCACACAGCCTCCGTTACTGAGCGAATCAAGATTGCCTGCGAGATTGCTCAATACATCGATTCGAAAAAGAAGAACGTTGAGCCTGAGGGAACGAACAAAGGCGGCAACACTTTCAATATTACGATCAACAGGTTTCAACCTGCTGGCTCAAAAGAACTGAAGCCTGCTGAAGAAATCAAAGAAGCAGAAGTGGTCGTCAGAACGGTCTTACCAGATGGAAATAACGCTACCGTATAATTACGTTCCTCGCGACTACCAACTTCCTCTCTGGAACTATTTTCAGGGAGGCGGTAGACGTGCAGCTGTGGTCTGGCATCGACGTGCAGGTAAGGACTTGAATGCAGTCCATCTGATCAACGTCAAGGCTCATGAGCGTGTTGGAACCTACTGGCATCTGTTTCCCACGTATGCACAAGGGAAGAAGATTGCTTGGGACGGCAAGACCAAAGCTGGAGTTCCATTTAGGGCTGCATTCCCTAAAGAACTGGTAGCTGCGGTAAACAACACTGAGATGAAGATAACCCTGAAAAACGGGTCTATCTATCAGGTAGTTGGAGCAGATAAACCAGATTCACTGGTAGGTGCAAATCCTATTGGAATCGTTTACTCTGAATGGTCACTGATGAATCCCAGCATCCGTGATTTGTTGCGACCGATCTTAGCAGAGAATGGTGGCTGGGAACTGTTCATCTACACTCCTCGCGGAAACAACCACGGCAAGAAAACCATGGAACGTGCGAGGAAAGACCCTAACTGGTTTAGTCAAGTGTTGACTGTAGAAGACACGAATGCTATTCCATTGTCTGCGATTCAAGAAGACCGTGACGACGGCATGTCAGAAGAGATGATTCAACAGGAATATTACTGCTCTTTTGAAGCCCCGATTGTCGGCGCTTATTATGGTCAGCTAATGACCAAACTTGAAACAGAGAAACGAATCACTCAGGTTCCCTGGGAAGCTCGCATACCAGTTCACACAGTATGGGACTTAGGTGTTGGTGACTCTACAGCCATCTGGTTTTACCAGCAAGTGAATGATGAGATTCGCCTGATTGACTACTACACGACTTCAGGAGAAGGTTTGCCTCATTACGCTAAGAAGCTTTCTGAAAAACCTTACGCTTATGGGAGGCATTACGCTCCTCACGATATTGAGGTTAGGGAGTTGGGCACAGGACGCTCACGCCTGGAAACAGCCAGAACACTGGGTATAAAGTTTGTTGTTATTCCGAAGCAAAGCATTGAGGACGGAATCGAGGCTGTTCGAAACATTCTGCCTCGCTGTTGGTTTGATTCAGAGAAATGTGAGAACGGTATCGAAGCTCTGAAGCAATACCACAAAGAGTGGGACGACACGAACAAAGTGTTTAAGGACACTCCCTGTCACGATTGGTCTTCTCACGGCGCGGATGCGTTTAGATACCTGGCACTGTCGCTTAAAGACTCGCACCGAAAGAAGAACAACGGTCTTCCGGCTAAAGCTGAAAGCGACTATAACATGCTCAGCTATTGAACATCTGGCTACAGGCATACAAGCTGTATGAAGACAACGGCTTGGATTTTCGGGCAGATTACGAATATTGTCAACTGCATGGCTACATCTTTCAGGGTCCAGACTTTCTCTTAATGGGTCATGAGGTGGAAGACGGCTGGTTTGTTAAACTGGCTATAGGTAAAAATTGCATTCCGCTGTTTTTGAGATTGATGCCCTTTGAAAAGCCCTACATCTACTTCTGTCGCGTCCATCTAGGTCGAACAGAACCTATTCGCATACCTGTTTCAAAGTTTAGGAAACTCTATGAAAACCATCGATAAGTTCGTAGGCTGGCTGTCTGGTGAGCAATTTCGCTGCTACTTTGGAGGTGGCGGTGGTTCTACTCCCAAAGTCGAACCGCCTCCGCCCGCTGCTCCTCCGCCTCCTTCCAAAGAGGTTGTTACCGTTTCCAATGACATGGCAAAACAAAATCGTCGTCGGGTAGGAGTCCAGTCCACCATTCTGGGTGGAGCTTTGGGTTCTGATCAAAACAAGAGCGTTCTGGGCGGATAATATCTCATGAAAGAAGAACTCCAGTCTTTGGTTGAAAAATTCAACAAGATGACGTCTATGCGTCATCCGTGGGAGAGCCATTGGCAGGAACTTCGAGACTTGATCCACCCCAATGCTTCCGACTTCAACCGTCGGACGTCTCAGGGTGAACGAGTTACAGAGCAGATATTTGAAGGAACTGCTCCTTGGGCTTGCGAGCAGCTTGCTGCTGGTCTGCACACGTTCTTGACTTCTCCGGTCGAGCGCTGGTTCAGCATTAACGTTGCGGGATACAACTCTGATCAAGACCCAATGGCCTTGGCTTGGTTGGAGGAAGTGGCTGATTTGATCTTTAGGGAGTATTCTCGTCCTGAGACTAACTTCCATCCTTCTGTTCACGAAGCTTACCAGGATTTGGGTTCCATTGGAACTACTCCTCTTTATCAAGATTGGGACTGGGATTCTCAGTCAATCACTTTCAAGGCTATTCCCTTGTCTGATGTGTGGATTGATGAGGATTACAAGGGCATGGTAGATACTGTGTTCCGTCGTGTCTATTGGAGCACTCGTCAGATTAAACAGTATTTCAGAAAACCTGCTGACATGCTTCCTCCCAAAATCCTTGAGGAGAAAAACGAAGACCGAAAGTGGGAAGTGATTCATGGCGTGTTCCCTCGCGCTGATCGAAACATCTTCAAGCTTGATCCGAGCAACAAGAAATTCGCTTCTGTTTGGTTTTGCAAAGAAGCAGAGTGTGTTTTTCGTCGTGCGGGATACGATACGTTCCCTTACCACGTTGCTCGTTGGCAGAAGAAAGCTGGTGAGACTTACGGTCGTTCTCCTGGTATGACTTGCTTGCCTGACATCAAGCTCATCAACCAGATGGAAAAAACGCAGATTAAGTCTGCTCAGAAGCAGGTCGATCCGCCTCTACTTGTTCCTTCCGACGGCTTCATGATGCCTATTCGGACTTCTCCGTCTTCCTTGATCTTCTTCGAGAACGGTATCGGAGACAACAACATGATCAAGCCTCTGGAGACCCGCGGTCGTTATGACATCGGAGAGGACAAGATGTCTCAGAAGCGCGATCACATCATGCGTTGCTTCTACGCTGACTGGATTGTGCGTGATCGCAAGAAGGAGCGTCAGACTGCCTTGGAGATTAGCGACGATCGAAACGAGATGCTTCAGTTGATGTCTCCTATTTTGGGACGTCTTCAGAACGAGTTCCTTGGTCCGATCATCGTTCGTTCTTACAACCTTCTTCTGAACGCAGGGAAGATTCCTCCGGCTCCTCCCCAGCTTCAAAATCGAAAGCTCGGTCTTTACTACACTTCTCCTGCGGCGAAGGCTCAGCTTTCTAGAAAGGCGCTTGGTCTGCGTCGATTCCTCCAGGACATCACGCCTCTGGCTCAGGTCGACCAATCTGTGCTGGATGCTGTTGACATGGATGCTGTTACGCAAGAACTCGCTCTCCACGACGAAGCTCCTCGTCGTGTTGTTCGTTCTCCTGAGCAGATTGCTCAGATTCGCAACGATCGATCGCAGCGTCAGCAACTCCAGGAAACCGCGCAAGCTGCGCAACCTTTGGCTTCTGCAATGAAAGACATTGCGACGGCCAAGGAAAAAGGACTTAGTCTAGGCTTATGATCAAAGATATCAAAGACATCATTCACGAAAAGCTCGTAGTTCGTGATGCCTACAAGAAACTTTTCGAATCCCCAGAAGGTAAGATTGTGCTTGCGCACATGATGAAAGCTGCGGGCATTCCGAAAAAGCAAGCATGCACTGACGCTCAAACTCTCCTAGTTCAAGAGGGGAAGCAGTTCATGGTTTACAACATCTTCTACATCTTGAACAAAGACCCTCAGGTCTTAGTAGAAGAAATCGAAAAACAATACAAAGAAGAATAAGATATGAATATGTTCCGATACCAGGGTCGTCTCTATGCTCCAGAGGGAGACGGTAGCTCCGGTGGAGGTGGCGGAAATGCCACTGTCCTCGGCGGTGGCAACTCGAATAGTGGTGCAGGCGGCAACTCGAATGCCGGCGCTGCTGTCAACATTCCCGACAACTGGCGTGACGCCTTGCCGGATGATCTGAAGGCTGATCCTTCCCTGAAGGATTACAAACCCGGAAAGGATGGTTTTGTCAATCTGGCTAAAACGCTCGTCAATGCTCAGAAGCTTGTCGGTCGTGAAAAGATTGCTCGTCCTGCCAAAGATGCTCCCAAAGAAGTTTGGGAAGCTTTTTACGAAGCAGGTGGTCGTCCCAAGACGGCTGGTGACTACCAGTTGAATCTTCCTGAGAACCTTAAGGGTGTTCAGCTTGACCAGAAGAAGATTGAGAAGTGGCAAGCCAAGTTTCATGAACTTGGTGTTTCTCAGTCTCAGTATGAGTCCATCCTGACCGAGTTCCTCGGTTCGACTCACGCTGAAATCACCGCCAAGAGCCAAGCTGAACAGCAAGCTCGTGAGCAAGGCATTACTGCTCTCCGCACTGAGTGGGGCGACAAGACTGACACCAAGTTCAACGTTGCGGCTTCTGTGGTTGCAAAGTTTGGTGGTGAAGAAGCTCAGAAATACTTCACAGAGTCTGGCTTGGGCAATGATCCTAAGCTGATCAAGCTGTTTGCTTCTATTGGTGAAGCAATGCTTGAAGACCGAGCCGACGGCAACGGTCTTGGTGCTCTTGTCACGGACAAAGCTCGCGCTGAGGCAGAAATCAAGAACTTGAAGCTTGACAAGAACTTCATGTCTGCTCTCACGACCCGAGGCGCTCAAGGACATAAGGAAGCTTTGGAGAAATGGACTCATCTCCACAAATTGCTTTCCGATCAAAAACCTTGATTTTTCAGTTGACTGGCCTAGGAGACTAGGCCAGTCCTCTTTTTAGGACGGGAGACCCGCAAGGGTTCGTCTGAACCGGCCTAGGCTGGCTGCCAACGACAGCATTCGTAGGAAGAGCCCGAAAGGACAACTCGACCGCTCACGTTAGGAACCAACAATACCCATACCATCGCCATGTCTCAGCAAATCGACACCGCATTGGTGAACCAGTATCGGTCGAACATTGAGGTTCAATTCCAGCAGATGAACTCCCGCCTCCGTCCTACGGTGGTTGTGGAGACTCAGAACGCGGAATACGAATACTACGACCGCATTGGTGCCACTGAAGCCCAGGATGTGCCTACCCGCCATTCTGACACCCAATACACGGATACGCCTCACACGCGTCGCCGTAATCAGACGAAGCCTAAGTTCTGGGCCGATCTCATCGACAAGCGTGATCGTCTCCGCATGCTCGCGGACCCGACTTCCGCTTACACCCAAAACGCTGTTGCGGCTCTCAATCGTTCGATTGACCGCACCATCATCACCGCGTTTGACGCGACCGCCTACGCTGGCAAGGAGGGACAGACTGCTGTTACCTTCCCTGCTGCTCAGGAGATTGCCGTCAACTACGTTGAGTCTGGTGGCGCTGCCAACAGCAACCTCACGATTGCCAAGCTGCGTCGTGCTCGATTCCTTCTCGACTCGAAGGAAGCCGTCATGGACGGTGAGCCGATGTATATTGCGGTCACTGCTGCTCAACTTCAGTCGCTCCTCCGGACGACCGAAATCACCAGCGCTGACTACAACACGGTGAAGGCTCTGGTCAAGGGTGAAATTGATACCTTCATGGGTTTCAAGTTCATCCGTCTGGAACTCCTTCCCAAGTCGGGCAACATCCGTTCGTGCTTTGCCTACCCGCGCAGCGCGATCACTCTCGGCGTCGCTGAAGACATCTTCGTCAGCGTCGACCGCCTTCCCACCAAGCACTTCTCGGTGCAGGTCTATGTCTCCCTGGACATGGGTGCGGTTCGCATGTGGGAAGAGAAAGTCGTTCGCATCCTTTGCGACGAAACCGCCTAACCTGTAACTAAACATAGGAGAACACTACAATGGCTGCTATCGTTCCTGATTACAGTTCTACCCAGGCTACCAAGCTCAAGGATGTTGCCTTCAAGCCCCTCAAGTCGAATGAACAAAACGGACGAGTCCGTTGCGCTTACTTCGACTACACGGTGCCTGCTGGCGGCATTGCTGCTGCGAAGACCATCGATCTGGTCAAGCTTCCGAAAGGTGCTCGCTACCTCAACGGCTTCCTTTACAACGACGGCGCTACTGCTAACGCAGTTCTTGACGTCGGTGTTCGTGCCGCTGACGGTTCTGACAACATCGACGGCGCTGGGACTGGTGATGATGGTGACTTCCTGGCTGCGGGAATCACCGCGTCTGCTACCACCGGCGCTTTCTTCTCTGCCTCTGCTCCGGCGCAAGTCGGATACGAGTTTCAGAAGGGACTCTGGGTGGTTGCTCAGACTCGCACTGCCGGCATTGGTGCCGGTAAGGTCATCCGCGGTTACGTTGAGTTCGTAACCGATTAACCCTCGCTCACTTCTGGGGTGAGCTAAATGGCAGGCTATTCGCTTAAGGTCTTGGGCGAGTAGCCTGCTTCTTCATTTTAGCATATGGCTTCCTCTGTCACAGAAATCGCAAACTCTGCGCTCATCAAACTCGGCGGCAAGGTCATCACTTCACTGGATGATCCTGATAAGGAAGCCAAGCTGTGTAAAGTCCGCTACGCTCCATGCCGTAGAGCAGTCCTTCGTATGCACCCCTGGAACTGTGCTATGAAGCGAATTTCACTCGCTCCGGCTGCGACTCCTCCCGAGCACACCTATGGTTTCAAGTTTCTGCTACCTGGAAACTGCCTTCGAGTGCTGCCTTACGACTCTCTTCTGGATGAAGATTTTCAGGTTGAAGGTCGATACCTTCTCTGCAACATCAACGCTGTTGATATTCGCTATATTCAGGATATCGAAGATGTAAGCCAGTTTGATGCTCTTCTTGAAGAGTGCATTGCTTGGTATCTAGCTTGGGACATCTCGTATGCTCTGACACAGAGCGAAACAGTTCGTCAGGCTGCTTGGCAAGGGTTTAGAGCCACTCTTCCGAAAGCCAAAGCCACTGACGCCCAGGAAGGTGAGAAGCAGCAAGTTGATGCTAACGAATTTCTCGAATCTCGTCTGGTGTATGCTGGACGCAAAGCTCCTAACACCTAATGCCTGAAGGATTCCCAATTCAGACAAACTTCACCGCTGGTGAAGTTTCACCTTACCTGAGAGGTCGCACAGACTTCAAGGGTTATTTCAATGGTGTTGAAACACTCAAGAATTTTGTTGTGCTTCCGCAAGGAGGCGCGATGCGTCGTTCTGGGACTCGCTTCATAGCTGAAGTCAAAGATTCGACTAAAGCTGTAATTCTTAAGCGTTTTGAGTTTTCTGCAAACGATGCCTTCATTTTGGAGTTTGGTGAGGGATACATTCGCTTTTTCAAAAACGCTGCTCCTGTTTTGTCGGGTGGAGCCCCTTACGAGATAGCTACTCCCTACACTGAGGCAAATCTCAAAGAGATGAAGTTTGCTCAGTCGGCTGACGTCTTGTATATTGCCCATAAGAGTCATCAGCCTCGAAAGCTTAGTCGTTTGGCTGACACTAACTGGACGCTTCAAACTCTTAACACAAAAGATGGTCCGTATCTTGACACCGATACGTCAGACACGACCATGTATTTGCAGAACATCACCGATCGTGCTACCGTCACAAGCACAAATAATGATTTTGTCGTTGGCGATGTGGGCAAGTTTGTTGAGTTCGTTTA